CTGGTAAAATCCTTTAATAATTCGCGTAGGTTATAAAGCATTTCTTCGTCTGTTGGTTCTTCGTCGGGTATATAATACGGGTCGTAGTCTTCAATGATCCTGTTATATGCTTCTCTTAGTGTTTCCATGCTTTTCCTTTTCTGCCCTCGTGACCTCCGGGGCGGGTGTCCTATTTACTTGTGCCAGCTGTAAAACTTTTCAATTGCCTCTTCGCGGTTGCTTGCTGTTATATATCCTTGGAAGAGGTCTTCTATTAACACTCTGCAAGATACTTGCGCGGGTAGTGGATCACTTGCGGGCCATTCATAGTCAAGTATTAAGCTTGCGAAAGCTCTTGTTGCTATACACTCATTTTTTGAATTTAACATTTGTTTGTCCTTTCCGCGGGGCTTTTCGCGCCCCGCTTAAAATGTCCTATTAGATTTCCTGTTCCTTTTTGCCGAGGATGTAATTGACTGCTTTATTGGCCTTGCTGGATGCTTCAACGATCATCTTTTTGTTTTCTCTCAAAACCTTGCTCCATCCCTCGATGTATGCGGCTGAGTTGTTAAAGCTTTTACTTGTCTCAATTCCGGCTATATTAACAAGGGTTGCTGCTCCGATTTCTGCGACAAGCTCTTCCTTGCTGTACTCTTCATTGCCAAAGTGTGCTGTTGCTGTTAATCTGTTAAGTCTTGTCTTGTGGCCTGTGCTGTGTGTCAGTTCGTGAAATAGTGTGCTGTAATATTCTGCGATTTCTTTAAACTGTCCGATTTCAGGAACTACAACTTTGTCCATGTGGGGGCTGTAATAAGCTCTATCACTTACTTTTGAGCGCTCAAGCGTGGGATGATTTTCGCTTGTCATGTAAAGATTAACTATGTTTTCAGCCTCTTCAATCGGATTGTGTTCTGTTCTCTTTACTTCCTTGCGCTCGATTCCTTCTGTATCGCCTATCCAAAATACGGGGTAGTATCTCAGGAATGGAATGTTCTTTTTAACTTTGTTTCCGTCCTTGTCTGTATCTTCAATCGGGAGGACTTTCCAAAAAGTAACTATTTCTGATTTCGCGCCCTTTTTAACCTTGCCGCCAAGTTCCTGAACCTGTTTAAATGTGAGATAAGCGTCCGCGTGTGCAAGTATCATCTGATTAAGTACGCTGTAAGCATGGCCGGTTATGTAGTTATAAGCTCCGTCTTTTCCACCAGTCCAAGGTTTATGCCAAGGGATTGTACCTTTTTCTAACTGTTCTAATATTCTGTTTGTGATGATTTCGTAAATGTCTGCCATGTTTTTATCCTCCGTTTATTTTCGCCGCCTGTGCGGTTCGTTGTTTGGTTGTGAGCTTATAATAAAACCATAATGCGCATTACGTCAACCCCTTTTTTATCGTTTCTACGTTTTCAACAAAATGCGCATTACTCTATTGTGCAAATTGCATAATGAGCATTACGCGTAAATATGATAGAATAAAGGCGTAAAATATAGATAAATACTGGAGGATTTTAAAATGGGAGTTAATATTGAGAAAAGGAACAGCAGACAAAACGCCTGGCAAAAAGAAAATAAAGATAGAATCAATTTTTTAATGGAAAAGGGCACAAAAGACCGGATCAGGGCCGCAGCAGATAAAGCCGGAATAAGTTCTAGCGAGTTAATAAGAGAAGCGATCACGGAAAAGCTGATAAAGATTGAAAAAAGCTAAAAATGGGTGACTTTGGGGCAAATAATATATGTACAATGATATTATGAAATAGGTGGAGCTTAACACCTTTTGCAATATTACCCCTCAATTTTATTGCATCCCAACATAAGACGCGGAAAGGCTACTTACTAAATTAGTAGGTAGCTTTTTTGTTGTTAAAACTTCCATTTAAAGCAAAATAAAACCTAAATTTGCAGAAAACAAGCAAAAAGCAACATTATATTGAGAACTAACCACAATATAACCAAAAACAACCAAAAACAAGCAATTACTTGTAAGAGGTATAACCAATGAATGAAGAGATTAAGATTGACCTTGACGAACTAGAAAAGAATATAGAAGCTCAGACAGCCGAAGAGATAAACGAAATAGAAGAGACAGCAAAAGACCAGGAGCAACCACTTGATGATATACCAAGGAAGAACGACGGAAGCATAGACATAGATTTAATATCACTCGGTAAGGATGAAAAGGGAAACATAGTAATAGATGATTCTATATTTGATAAATATTACAAGGAAATGCCAAAGGGAATAGTTAATCAGAGCCATACTTGGAGAACTTCCAACGGTGGACGACTAAAGATATTAGGTGGCGATCCTGACAACGATAGACTAATACAGATTAAAGGAGCTGAACGTTTAAACGCAATGCAGATGCAACGACGTACATTTAAAGAGGTTATAGAGGAAATGCTATGCTCTAGGGCCTCTAAAGATGCAATAGAGGACTTAAATCTCAAGGCAGACGCTACTAACTTAGAAATGATAATAGCAAGCGCAGCAAGGCAAGCAGAGCGCGGAAACGTGAAAGCAATGGACTTCCTACGCGATACAATAGGACAGAAGCCCAGCGACCGCCTAGAAGCTACTGTTGAGAACTTGACGCAGGAAGATAGGGAAATGCTGGAAAACATAAAGAACAGACTAGGCGGTAATTCATAATAGGACACAGCAAAACCCTGGCATTGTTCGAGTAAAAACCCGTTAACCCGCATGGTTAAGCCGATTAAGGTGTTCGATACCTTTGCGTAAAATACTAATTTTGCGAAAACCTACGGATTTTTTCTTCCTCCTACATCATAAAGCCCCATGTATAGGGGGTACACGGATCATGGCACCCCTACCCCCTATGCCGGGCGCGCGCGAAAATTTTTCCGGGACTCCTAATACCCACTAAAATATTTGTGACAAAAATAGTTCCGTTAACACTAAAATGGCTCAACCAATAGGGTTAACCCCTCGAGAGGATAAATAATGCCGAGTAAAGATAAGAAAGTAATAGGCGTAAAAGTAAGTGAACGCCAGCATGAAATGATAGAGACATATGCAAATACGCATAATTTAAGCATATCTGCGCTAATGAGCCTGTGTATAGAAGGGCTGATAAATGGCGATATAGAGATAGAAAAAGGAGAATTAAAATTAGGGGTTAACCCTAATGGTTATGCGGTTCCAGAGTGTTTTGACATACCCATATACGAAAGCAAAATTGAGAAAGCCATAGACGGGTTAGCCGAAAAAGGTTACCCGGATAGGCTTAAAAAGAACGTAGAGGAACAGATTTTAGAGAGTTTAAGAAACATGCCGAGGTATGACCCAAGGCGAACGAGGGATGATCCGTGTTAGGGGATAAAACTATTGTCAAAGGTATCAGACTAACTGATTACCAGCTAGAGAAACTAAATGAGAAAGCGAAAGAGCGCGGCATAACCGATACGGAGTATGTACGCGCTTTAATTGACTGTGCGATAGATGGAAAGATAGACATAGACATAGACTTAAGGAAACTTAGGGAGATAGCTCTTAAAAAAGGGATAACGACCCAACGATTGATAGATTTGGTGGTGGAACTTGTTAGCAGAGATCAGAAACGCTGAAATAGAATACTGCCGAGACAACATAGTATATTTTGTTGAGAAATACGGGCATATAGAGGATAGGAACTCGCCTGAGATAATAGTACCTTTCAAGCTATGGAAAGAGCAAAAAGAGTCCTTAGAGGACATGCTAAACCATAAATGGACTATTATTTTGAAAGCAAGGCAGCTTGGTATTTCATGGCTTGTTTTACACTATGCTACATGGCTTATGTTGTGTAACACAGGAAGGTCAGTAATAGGACTATCAAAATCAGAGACAGAGGCCAAAGAACTTGTTCGTAGGATGGTTTTAATTTTAAGGAACATGAGGGCCTTAGTCAGAGAGAAGACAGATAAAAACGGATGGGACGGGGCATGGTTTGAATGGAACGCCTTATCCGTCACAATACACTTTCCGGGAAAGAGTGATTCAACATTTCAATGTTTTGCGTCTGGGGAAAACGCAGCGAGATCATTTACAGCAGATTTAATAATATTCGACGAGTGGGCTTTTCAGCAATTTGACCGTTCTATATGGACAGCGGCCCTTCCCGTTGTAAACAGACCATTGTCCGGGCAAGTTATAGGAGTATCGACCATACAGAGAGGTTCATTATTTGAAGAGCTATATACAACGCCGGACAATGGCTTTTACAAAATCTTCATTCCTTGGTATGCAGACCCCAATAGGACGCAGGAGTGGTATGATGCGACATTGAAGTTATCGGGAAAAGCCGCAATGTGGGCCGAGTACCCGGCAACTGTTGAAGAAGCCTTGGACGTACCGGGAGGACGATACTTTGAAGAGGTTTCGGATAGTTCTATCATATCTGACGAACGCCTTAAACAGAATACAGTATGTTATGTATCTCTTGATTACGGGCTGGATAAACTAGCGGCGTATTGGATATTACGAGACCCCTTTGGGAACTCACAGATTATCCATGAAGAGTATGAATCCAACCTGATAATAAGTGCAGCAGCGGACAGAATATTAAGAACAACACGGTCACTCGAAGAGAGAGACGAAATACCAAAAGTTGAGTTGTATTTAGCCCCGCCTGACTTGTGGAACCGTTCACAAGAAACAGGAAAATCGAGGGCTATTTTATTTGCGGAGGCTGGATTGAACCTAACCAAAGTAAACAACGACCTAAAAGCTGGTTGTTTAGCGATAAAAGAAAACACGGTACATGGTGAAGGGCAAAAGAGCAAACTAACGATTTATAGAAACTGCGCTCCTAACCTACTAAATTCACTAAAAAAGATACAAAAAGACGAAAAAAAGCCCGATGTGTACGCAAAAGACCCGCACGAATTAACACACAGTTGCCTTGTGGGAGACACCACGATAAAAACAACCGAAGGTGATTTCCAGATAAAAGACTTAGTCGGAGAAGAAGGACTTGTTTACTGTTGGGATGGAGAAAAAACAGTAACTAAGCCCTTCACTAATGTTTGCATGACAAACGACAATGCAGATGTTTATGAGATTGAGTTGGAAGATGGAACAGTAATACAAGCTACTGCTGACCATCCGTTTTTGACTCAGGATGGCTGGAAGCAAGTCTCCGAGCTTTCACCTGACGACGAGATTCTGCAAGCCTAATACGGTTACAGTCATTACAGCATTGAGCTTTTGAGTATTTGTATTTCATGTAGGTTTTGCCACAGATGGGACAAGTGAATGGTATTTTATCGTCACCACGTTTTCTCCTGGCTGTTGCCCTGCAGTTATTCGAGCAATACTTTGAAGTTTTAGCCTTGGCATGAGTGGTTGTGTATTCCTTGCCGCAGACTTCACACGTTTTTGTGACAGGAGCCATCCATATCTCTTTAGTGACATTTTGGTATTGTGACTTATGGAAGCCCTTTGCTGCTTCTGATTTATGCCATGCAATAGCCGCTGGACGAACTATTTCATTCATATTGCGGCGAGAATATTCTATATGAGCTTCCGAAGAGGCATGGCGGCTTAAATGATCGTAGGCTTTTAGTAATTCAAGATTTGAAATGTCGTTATTGTCCTTGTTTTCATCCTTGTGATGAACATGATAGCCTTTTGGGACTTCACCATTGTATTTTTGCCAAACATATACATGAAGTCGCATAGGATATCTCCGTTTTCTACCTGGAATTGTTACATTTCCGAGGTAGTAGCCACTATTAGATTCTTTATAAAAGTAGATTCCGTCTTCAATGACGTAATCAGCGTTAGGATTGTGAGGTCTTTCACCACGCATGAGAGTCTCCTTTCTTACATATATTGATGCGATACGATATTATAGTATAAGGATAACACATGAGTAAGATAAAATCAATAAAATACGTTGGGAAAAAGCCAGTATATAACTTGTTTGTAAAAGAATTACACAATTTCCTAATACAAGGGAATGTTATCTCACACAACTGTGATGCTTTACGTTATTACTGCATTTATTGGACACACGGGAAATTCGTAAAGAAAGAAACTAGAAAAAAGAAGTGGCGGCCCGACCAATGGGAAGATTATAGGAACGCCAACGCAGCAGACAGAAAATACCTGATCTCAATATGGGGAGAACCTAAGTAATGTTCGAGAGGTTAAAGAAGATGATAAAGAACATAGAAACGCCAAAAGACGTGCAGAAGTGGGCTAATCGCCTTGAAATGTGCAAATCACAGTACGAAAAAGAGCTAAAGAACATGAAAACCTATGAAGCGTACTATAACGGCACAAGAGAGGTAGCCCCGGACGCAAATAGGGGTATAAATCCCACGAAATTAGCCACAAATGTAAGGAATATCGTCTATGAATTGATAGAATCTCAGGTTGATTCGTCAATTCCTATGCCAAAAGTAAGAGCGATCCACCCGGAAGACGACGATTTAGCTAAAAAGCTAGAGAAATTCCTTGAAAACAAGGTAAAAACGTGTAATTTGACCGTAGTAAACGACGCAGAAGAGAGGACAGTACCTATTGTCGGTGGTGATTACACAATGGTTGAGTGGGATTTAGCAAGGGGCCTTCATTCAGAGATAGGCGACCTTAAAATCTCAGAGTTACACCCTAAAAAAGTGATTCCTCAGATGGGCGTAACCGACTTTGACGATATGGACTACTTCTTTATCCAGCAGTTAATGACAAAGAAGACCGTAAAAAGAGTATATGGAGAGGACGTTGAGGACTGTACTAACGATTATCCCGAAATGACAGAGGGAATCGAAGGGGCAAGCTCAAATGAAGACCTCGTAACAGTAAATACCGCGTTTTACCGAAATGAAGAAGGTGGCGTCGGTATTTTTGTTTGGTGTGATTTTGTTAAACTGCTTGATTTAGACGAATACGAGGCTAGATGGCTTGATAGATGCTCTAAGTGCGGAGAAGTCATGGTAAATGGCAAATGTCCTAAATGCGGCTCTAAAAAGGCTAAAAAGACCAAGGAAGAGTACGAGAGTATTCAGGATGCCATTGAGGTAACAATTTCAGGTGGCGGCTCACAGATGGTACAGCCCGAAGTCGCAGAGAACGTTCCTATGCTTGATGAAATGGGAAATCCTATTCTTGATGAAATGGGCCAGCCTCAGATGAGCATAAAACGCACTCAGGTAAAGATACCGTATTACAGACCTAACGTATACCCGGTTATTTTGAGAAAGAACATAACAGCTCAGAACAGACTTCTTGGTGGTAGTGACGTAGCCGTGATTATGGATCAGCAGGACACCATCAAGAAACTAGGTACAAAGATAAACGAGAAGTTATTAAAAGGCGGCTCATTCGTAACCCTTCCAAGAGACGTAGAAGTAGAGAAGGACGGAGAAGAGTTAAATATCTTACGCCTTGATAACCCTTCTCAGAAACAGCTTATAGACACAATCAATTTGCAGCCTAACGTTGGAAACGACCAAAACTACCTTGAAATAAATTACTCATGGGCCAAGTCAGGACTAGGTATCACAGACTCTTACCAAGGTAAATATGACGCTTCCGCAACATCGGGTACTGCTAAACAGTACGCAATCAATCAGGCTGCGGGCCGACTTGATTCTAAGAGAACACTCAAGAATGAGGCTTACGCGAAGCTATACGAGGTAATGTTTAAGTTTTGGCTTGCCTTTTCGGATAGCCCCTCAGAGATAACAGCAACAAGCTCAGATGGTGCAACGATCCACGACCAGCTTGATAGAAAAGAGTTCTTAAGGATTGACTCAGCAGGAGAGTTTTATTGGAATGACGAATTTATTTTCGAGACAGACCCTACATCAACCCTTATGCAGAACCGTGAAGCAATGTGGAACCAGACTGATATGAAATTACAGTCCGGTGCTTTTGGCCCCGTCGGTGATCTTGAAACAGCAAGGGCTTATTGGACGATTATGAAAGCTAACGGTTATCCTAATGCTTCCGTCATTCTTAACCTTATTGAAGAGAGAATAAACGAAATGCAGCAACAGCAAGAAGTCATGGAGGAAGAAGTCAATGCAATGCCCGAAATGTATGGTTGAAATGAGAGTTGAAGAGAGTGGATATGTACAGAACGAAGGAAAGATTTTCTTAAAACAGACCTTCACTTGCAGGAACAAGAATTGTTCTAATCACGGGAAGGAAGTTAAATCAATCTACTTACCGCTCACAATCACAGACGACCCTCAAGCAGAGGTAACAGAACCGTAAAGGTTCTTTTTTTATACCTAAATTTCGCAAGTGGACAGCGTAAACATCACAAATGAAAGGAACTAAATATGAAAGAAAAAGAATTACTCGCTATGAATTTGCAGTTCTTCTCAGAAGACGCAGAGCCTAGTGAGGACGTAGGCGCAAACGTTGAGGAAGCCGCCGAGCCTCAGACAGAAGCAGAAGAAGTGTCCGAAGGTGAAACAGAGGAAACCACCGCCCCTCAATTTGATACGGACAAGGCAAATGCCGCTTTTGCTCAGATGAGAAGGGAAAACGAAGCCTTGAGAAGACAACAGGCCGAGATCAATTCCCTTTATGCCGCTCAGTTTGGTAGTTACAAGAACCCTGAGACGGGCAATCCTATCACGAGTGCAAGAGACTATGTTGAAGCAATGGCAGCCCAGGAGCGTATGCAAATGAGACAGAAATTGCAAGAAAACGACATAGACCCTCATGTAATCGACTCGATGATAGAAAACAGCCCCGCAGTACGTGAGGCTAAAGCAGTAACAGCGGAGTTAAATTCATACCGCGCACAGCAGCTTGTAGACAAAGATTTTAGTAAAGTCCTTGCTTTTGACAAGACTAAATCATCAATCGACGACATTGTAAATGACCCGTCCTATAACGCAGTTGTGCAGTACGTGGAAACACACCCCGGTATGAGATTTGACGAAGCATATAAACTCGTAAACTTTGACAGGCTTTCAAGCTCAAAGGGGGCCGCTGCAAAGCAAGCCGCGATCAATGAGGTTAAATCAAAGAACCACTTGTCAACGGGAACCAGCGTTGACGTAGATGATTCTTCCGAAGAAATTCCGGCATCAATGGTTGAGCATTTCAAAGACCTCTTCCCTGAAAAGTCAATGAAGGAGCTTAAAGCCTTGTACAACAAGACTATTTCATCACGGAGGTAAATTTATATGTCAGTTACAATTAGACGCTCAAGCGAGCTTGCAAACAACAGAGAATGGGATGAGTGGGCTACACTACTCGATGCTTGCATTTATGATTCAGACGCACAGAGAAATAAGTATGACGATATCGTAACAGCTCTTACAGTTGAAAAGAACTCTAAGAGATGGGGCGAGAAGTCAATCACAATGGGCGGCCTTGGAGATTTTCAGGCAAAGGCTGAGGGCGAAGCAGCAGCTCAGGACACATTCGAGCAGGGCTATGAGAAGTTCGTACAGCACGCTACATTCGCTAACGAAGTAGTTATCTCTAAGGAGCTTAAGGATGATAACATGCTTGACGATGCAAAGCAGAAGACAGTAAATCTCGTTCAGGCTTATAAGAGAACTCGTGCTAGACTTGCAACTCAGGCTATCACAAATGCAGTTGAGGGAACATCCAGCATTTCCTTTAACAACGCAACAATCGACGTAACTTGCGGCGATAACAAGGCGCTTTTCCATTCAGCACATGATCTTAAGTCCATTTCAGGTGCTACACAGTGTAACTTCTTCTCAGATGTACTTGGAAGCAACACAGTTGCACTTAATAAGGCACTTAACAAGATGAGAAACTTTAAAGACGACAGAGGAAACGTTTTAGGATTCATTCCCGACACAATCATCCTTCCTGGCAACGATCCTGAGTACGAAGATTTCGTAAAGAGAGTTATCGGTTCAGACGGAGAAGTTGGCTCAGACCACAACGATATCAACACACAGAGAGGCAAGTGGAAACTCGTAGTTGACCCTGAGTGGACACCTGTTATCTCACAGAGCAATCATCCTGTTATCCTTCAGTCCTCAGAGGCACTTAAGGCCCTTCAGGGAACAAAGTTCTACGACAGAACAAAGCTTGACATTATGACAGATACAGACGTACACAGCAGAAACCTTACATACAACGGATTTGCTCGTATGTCTATCACATTCCCTAACTGGAGACACGTAATGATGCTTGGTTGCTCAGATGCAACAATGACACTTGATACAGCAACATCTTATTGATAAGGAAATGGGGGCGGGAAACTGCCCCCTTCTTTTTAAGGAGTAATTATGTATATCGGTGAAAGATTTGAAAAAGACGGAAAGACCTATGAAGTAACTTCCGTATTTGGTTCAAATTACGGTTTTAAGGAAGTAGAAGCCGTTAATGTGAACATCCCGGTGTTTGATGATGAACCTAAAGAGGAAGTCAAAGAAGAAGTCAAGGAGCCTGTTAGACGAGGCCGAAAGAAAAAGGTATAAGAAATGACTACATGGAAAGATATTAAATATACAACTTTACAGAAAATGTTTTCCATCACGGGATCATCAACAGCTATTCCGAATGATTCAGCGACTATGGAATACGTAAATGCAATGCCAGCGGCTTGTAATGAAGCGTTACAGCTTTTGTCTACCGCTGGAAAATTCATAATCAAGGAGTATCGTTATTTTAATTATCTTTTCGAGAACCTTCTTGGTAAAGACACCTTTAAGGCATATTCCGTAGTAAATGATAGTCTTGCATTTACGGCAGAGGGCGCAATGAGTTATTACTTCAATATCACGGGCCTCCCTACATCATGCAAGCTATATGTCGGAGAAGAGGTTGTAAAAGACTTTTTCCCGGAGGAAGAAGAAAACGACTCTTCCTTTAAGACCTTTAAGGGGAATATCCCCGAAGGAGAGGGTGAGATAAGCCTTGTTATCGAGGCAAGAACGCCCGTAGTAGTAACCAACGTATGCTTTTATGATTGTGCTTTTGAAGACGATACAAAGGTACCGCCCTATGAAAAGTACATCAAGATCAAAATGTCGGACGTAGTCGATGATTTTTACCAGCTTGCGCCCGCAGAACTATACGACCTTGGAGCAAGCGGGAACGAGTATATCGTTGCAAATAAGTATTTCCAAGAGGCAGATAATACCCTTGTAATACCAAGAGAACAAGTTGGTATGTACGTGATTCATTATAGGGCATATCCGCAGCAGATTACTTTAGCAACACCTGATGATACCGTTTTATCACTTGACCCCGAAGTAGCGGCACTTATCCCCTTGTATATGGCAGCAGAATTATATAAGGACGACGACAACGCCATTGCGACGGTTTATAGAAATGAGTTCGAGGTCGGCAGAGAAGCACTTAATCAGAGCGCAATGATACCAAAGAGAGAGAAATTCAATCCTTCTAGCGGGTGGGCATAATGAGTATTAGATTTAGTATTCCAAGAAGTCCGGCAAAACAAGTATACGAGGCTTCAAAGTTCTTAGGAGCAGACTTCACATCGGAGAGTTCAACGGTTGATGATACCAAGTCACCTAACGTTGAAAACATGATAAGGTCGGTTCCGGGTAAGATTCGTAAGAGAATGGGCTATCAGAAGTTGTTTGATTATGGAGCACCTATTTACGGAGTACACCATTTATCAACAACGGACGTATGGCTTGTTCATGCTGGAACAAAACTTTATAACTTAAGAGCACCTAAAGGTGGTGACTGGGCCGATCATTCAGAGAATGAAATTGTAGATCAGGAACAGGACAACATTGTACTTTTGAATGGTGACGTTCAGGAAACAGTCATTTACTCAGAAATGGCAGAGCATAAGTCTGTATCATTCCAGCTAGACCAAAAGTTAGTTATATTGGATGGCTATAAGGCGAAGATATTTGACGGAAACGAAGTAAGACCTATTGAACAGATGGCCTATATTCCTACACTTACCATTTCAAAGAACCCTACGGGTGGTGGCACAGACTATGAGCCGTTAAATCTATTACAGCCAGCATTTATTGAAATGTTCCTTGTTAAGTCAGACCAAGCAAGTGTAAGGGAATTTCAGCTTACTTTTGGCGGGTTAGACGATACAGCGGTTCAGGCATGGCTTTTAAATAGTAGTGGACAATGGGTAGCCAAGACCGAGAATACGGACTTTACCGTAAACCGTACAACGGGCAAGGTAACATTTAATACGGCCCCCGGTGTTAGTCCTATATCGGGTGAAGATAACGTAAAGATTCAGGCGTACAGAACGGTTCCCGGATATGCAGACAGAATAAACCATTGCACGATAGGGGCCATGTTCGGTGTAAACGGTGCAAACGATAGATTGTTTATCTCAGGAAACCCAGACCAAGGCGAAAGAGACGGAAAGCTATTTACGTATATAAATTGTGACTGGTTTTCACAACAGTACGATCCTACATATTTCGCGGACGTATGGTACTCAAAACTTGGCTCCGATACATCGGCTATTATGGGATATTCCATTATAAACAACTACCTTGCAGCGCATAAAGACTTTAACGAGTTGTCGCAGTCAATCCTTATTAGAGAAGGTGACTTGGTTGACGATGAACCCGTATTTAAGCTTATAAACACCTTACAAGGAGCGGGCGCGATATCAAAGTATTGTTTTTCATATCTCGCAACGGAACCCGTATTCCTGACACGGTTAGGCGTATTTGCGGTAACAGCGCAGGATATCACGGGTGAGAAATACGCTCAGGATAGAAGTTATTACCTTGAAGGAAAGCTCTTAAAAGAAGAAAATCTCGAAAACGCCTTTGCTTACACATGGAAGGATTATTACATATTAGCGATAAACGACCACTTGTATGTATTGGATGGCTTACAGCCCATGCACACAGACAAGTCAAGACCATACGCAACTAGACAGTATGCAGGATTCTACTTTACCAACATACCCGCTAGTTGCTTTTTTGAAATTGGTTCAGAGCTGTATTTTGGTAGTTATAACGGTGGGATTTATAAATGGAACACCGACGAGAAATTATTGGCGTCCTATAACGATGATGGAGAACCTATTAACGCGGTATGGGAAACAGCGGATATATCTGAGAAGTTGTTTTATAAGAAGAAAACTTATAGATACCTTGCAGTACGTTGTATGCCGGAGATTTCCTCATCCATTGAAATATACGCTCAGAAAAACGGTACTTGGCAGATGCTTAAGGAAGATACGCAGACCCTTAAGTATTTCTCATATAAATACCTTATTTACTCAAAACTAACATACTCAACTAACAAGACGCAGAGAGTTACAGCAACAAAGATAAGGCTTAAGAAATTAGATCACGTTCGTTTCAGATTTGCTAATGGCAAATTAAATGAACCCCTTGGAATAAATGACTTTGCTGTTGAATATACTCAGGGCGGCAATGTTAAGTAAGGAGGGTATATGGCATTTTCAAAAGTAACAGATGAAATGAGAGCGGGAAAGGGTAATGTAGGAAAGCCCGATACCCCGGAGCTTACCACCACTGAAATGCAAGAGGTAATGGACGAGCTGGGAAACCTCGCTCTTGATTTCATAAACGACCATATTGACGAACTAGGAGCAACAACGGCAGCAGCCAACATAGGGGCTACGGTTCCTAATGGCGTTACCGCAAATGAGAATTTACAGTCCATTTTGGCGGCTTTAGCGGTTATTGCACTAGAAAGTTCAGAGATTAAACATACCCACGCAAATAAGACCACAATCGACGCGATAACAGATACCGTAAAAGAGGGTTACGACTCTTTAGTACAGACTTTTGATGGAATAGAGAATGTACAAAGGACAATGACTAATTCAGATACAGCCGTACCCACTTCCTCAGCGGTTGAAAACTACGTAGGAAACTACGATATTTCCGAGAAGGTATTTAACTTCTGTTATCCCATCGGCACAATCTTTATGACAACAGCAACGGTTAGTCCTGCGGCACTTTTAGGATATGGCACATGGACACAGCTAGGCAGTACGGATCAGTACGGAATTAACCGTTATGTTAGGTCAGCATAAGGAGGCGCGGAATGTCAAAAATTATGATTTCGGAATTAGAGGCTACAACACAAGCCCCTGATTCCAGTTATATTGCAATAGACGATGGAACCACCACTAATAAGATAAAGATTGAAGATTTCAACGCAAATGCAAATGCGACAGCTAAATACTATGCAGAGCAAGCAGAAGGTTACGCAACAACTGCATCCGGGGCTTCAACAGACGCAACAGCGGCAAAGAACGCAACAGAGGTTTTTGTTGGTACAGCTTCAAACTATGCAAATGCGGCTAGTACAAGTGCATCTGCGGCGGCTGGCAGTGCAACAGAGGCAAGCGGATATGTAGGAACCGCAAGAACATACGCTTCAAATGCACAGGCAAGCGCACAGGCAGCAGCGGCAAGCGCAGCGGGAATTGAAGACCAGGTTAAACTTGCTAAGTCATGGGCCGTAGGTAATACGGGCGCAAGAGGCGACGAGGCAACAAATAACTCTAAGTATTGGTCGGAAGTAGCACAGGCAGCAGCCGGGGGCGGTGTGACAACCTTCAATGGTAGAACGGGAATCGTAACCCCACAGAGCGGCGATTATTCGTCAGATATGATTACTCATGTAAATACCGACGATACAACATCCAATGTTCAGACAGAGATCAACACCATAAAGGAAACTACGGTTGATATGGTTGGTGCTACAAGTGAAGCCAATGGTTCACATGGTTTTGTACCCGCACCCTTAATTGCTGATTTAGCAAAGTTTTTACGCGGTGACGGTACATGGGCCGAGGTAGTAAACGCCCTTGCTTCATTGTCAGACGTAAATCTCACATCACTTGCAGATGGTGATATGCTTCGTTACAATGCGACTTCACAGAAGTTTGAGAACGTACCGTACAAATATCTGACCGCGACATTAGCGGCTGGCAGTACAACGGTTACATTTTCCGATGCGGCAATTACAGCCACAGCAAAATGTACTATTTTAACAGACCCCGAACTAAATCACACATCGGTAAATACATCAACAGCAAACACCGTAGTAATAACCTTCCCCGCACAGACTTCTCCTGTAACGGTAGGGTTAGAGATAAGGGGGTGAGTGAATGGCTTTACTTAATAGCGCAAAAGAAAAGGTTGATTTTAAGTATAGCGGCACAAAGATGTTTCTTGTGCCAATAATGAGATCGGGTTCAACTTATAGAGCTTGTGTATTCCTTCCTATGGATGCAAGCAACTACACAAGTATTACTTGCGGTGAGTTTAGACCTGGCGGACAGACAAGCGTAACCGAAAACAACCCGACATTGGATATAAGGCAGAACGAGGTTGTAGTTATCACAAGTAAATCAAGTTTCAATTCTTATGTTGGAGCGGAAGCGGTTGTAAATTTGACTTTTACGGTTTAAGAAAGGAGCACAATATGGCATTATTTCCAAGTAATTTAGGGGGGGGTATAGATTGGAACCTCATAGGAAGTGAAACGGGTTCGACCGCAATTCAACTTCCGAGTTCCTTTAAGGAGTTGCTTGTTATTGGACAAGTTGGAAATTTAAACATTCATTTTCAATTTACTATACCAAGGCAATTTTTAAGCAGCACAAGGAAAGCATTTAGACAAGGCTATTATGCTACGGGAGGAAATGCGTTTATCGAAGTCGGAGCCACAGATTCACAAATAAGTATGTTACAAGCACAGTCAAGCGGAACTAATGTATTAAGCACCAGCTCAACAATGGTGTATTACAGGTAGAAAGGAGAATATGCTATGAAATTCTATGTACTTGAAGTTGAAAACACAACCACAGGCACAGCGAAACAGATCACAGAGTATGACAATGAGCGATTAGCTATTATGGCTTTGCACCAGGTACTTGCAAGCGCAATGGCTAACGAGTCAGTAAATCATGTTTTGTGCATGGTTGTGAATGAAGTAGGAGCGGTTGTAAAGAACGAGTACCATTAAGGAGATAGCTTATGCAGAACAAAAATATTTTTTCAGCTTTTATAGGTCTAGTAGGCGCAGCAATTACTACATTACTTGGAGGATGGAGTGCTGGATTGACTACATTACTTATTTTTATGATTATTGATTATATTTCAGGTCTTCTCGTAGCAGGAGTATTCAAGGCATCAAATAAGAGTGAGACCGGGGCTTTAAATAGTAAGGCTGGATGGAAGGGCCTTGCTAAAAAGAGCATGACATTATTCTTTGTACTAATCGCTTATAGACTTGACCTTATGATAGGTACAAACTATATCAGAGACGCGGTTGTAATAGGATTTTGTGTAAACGAGTTAATCAGTATTGTAGAGAACGCGGCTACAATGGGCTTACCTTTACCGCCCGTTCTTATAAAGGCTATTGATATACTTGTTAGTAAAGAGGATAAGTAAATGGGCGAAAAACTAGGAATAGATGTAAGCCATTACCAAAAGACTATTGAATGGGATAAGGTCGCGGCAAGCGGCATTTCTTTTTCTATTATGAAAGCAATGTATGAAGCGCAATCCCATAGGATAGATGAAACCTTTGAGTACAACTATGAAGAGGCGGGTAAACACGGAATAGACAGAGGCGTGTATATATTTATCGCTAATGCGTCGATGGCTGACCCTGTTGGAGATGCAAAAGCACTTCTTAACCACCTAAAAGGAAGAAAACTTGAATATGGTATTTGGCTTGATTTAGAGTCGGCTGATTTGAGGGCAAAGGGAAAAGAGTATATTCGTAACCTTTGCTATATTTATGCGTATCACTTTACAATGGCTGGTTATTTCTGCGGAATATATTGTAATCGCGATTGGTTCTTGAATGTGATACATGATGATTTAAAGAGGGATTTTGATTTTTGGATCGCAAGATATCCGGCGGGCGATAATGGAAAATATAACCCCGATTCCCCTCTAAAACCTTCAAGTGATTATGCTGTTGGCTGGCAGTTCTCGTCAAAGGGAACAGTACCGGGAATACCCACGAAAGTTGACATGGATGTTGATTATGATGGCATAACAGAACTTGATTTACATACGTCCTATAAGAAAAACCTTGATAAGATTGCCTTGGAAGTCCTTGATGGCAAATGGGGGAATGGAGAGGACAGAAAAGCGAGACTTGCGGCTGCTGGCTATGATTACTCAGCAGTACAAGCAAAAGTCAATGAATTACTCAGAAAATAACGCGCTTAGATGAATAATCATGTTTGAGACTTAAGGGGAGAACATGAATATATCACGGACTGAATTAGAGAAACTAATTGACGAATGGATATTTAATGAAAGGGATAGAAAGATATTAAAGAGGCGGCTTTTAGATGGAATATGCTATGAGCCGCTTGCCGAAGAATTTGAGCTATCGGTAAGGCACGTAAAGAAGATAGTGTATGAAGCCGAAGAAAAGCTCACAAAAATAGCACATAAATAGCACAAATAAAACACGTTTACATCATTTTGTATCATGTATTGGACTGAGATAATTGATTTAAAGGAGGACATAAAATGTACCCTTATAATCAACAGTTATCTCAGCTTTTACTCCAACAGACTAATAAACAAGAGGTAATAAAGGTAAACGGAAGAGGCGGCGCAAATGCTTTTCAAATGTCACCTGATTCCAGCGTATTACTTCTTGATACGACTGCGCCTATTGTATGGTTAGTGCAGACAGACGGAGCGGGATATAAAACCTTAACTCCTTATGATATTTCCCCGCACGAAGAAGAGACGCAGAGCGACGTTTTTAAATCACTTGAAGATCGCATAAAGAAGTTGGAGGAAATTGTAAATGCAAAATCCAATACTACAAATGCTAGGCGGAAATCAGACGCCGCAGAGTAACATAATGATGCAAGCAGTTGGAGCCATGATGAGAGGCGAATCCCCTCAGACATTCCTTCAAAATCTTGCTAAAACAAATCCGGCATTACAAGGACTTGATTTAAACAATCCGAGTATGGCAGCGGAGCAGCTTTATAAAGACAAAGGGCAGGACATAAACGAGGCTAAGACTTCTATTATGAACAAAGTCAGTTCTTTTATAAGGAAATAATCTTGCAAGGTTATATATAAATATAGAAGGGAGATATGGAAATGTCAGAGAGTTCATTTATGAGTTCTGATTGGCTCGGTGCTTTTCTAATTATCGCGATCTTGTTTGGTGGCGGCTTTGGTTTTGGCGGTGGACGCGGTGGAGCGGTTCCTATGCCTAACTTTGCTACTGTTCAGGACGTAAACGAAGCAGTAAACAATCAGGCTACACAGGAGGGCATAAGAGACGTACTCTTAAGCTCAGCCAACAACAACTATGAGACAGCACGTCTTATAGACAATCAGACAATGTTCTTAAGCAATCAGAACAACACCAATGTACTTACAGCGGTTCAGGGCTTCAATGCGGTTAATCAGAATATCTCAAGCGGTTTTGCCGATGTAAGACAGGGCATGGCAGCGCTTGGCGCACAGCTTAATGAGTGCTTGAAAAAGATTCTATTAGTCATTAGAAATCTTTTTGCGATTAAAGCAGTAGGCACTTATGCGTAGTAATACGCATTGGCAATCGGGTGAATTGCTGGAAACCTAAGTTGACAAATATTTGCTTTCCACACACACTTAATGTACAATTAAGACAATGGAGGGCGAATATATGTTCTATGTATATGAATGGTTTATTGTAGAAACCGGAGAAATAATTTATGTAGGGAAAGGTACACGCAACAGATACAAGGTTAGAAAACATAACAGATTATTCAATGAAATGATACTCAAACACAATTGTGAAAGCAGAATCGTTAAAGAGTTTGAGCAAGAAAAAGACGCTTTTGAATATGAATTTGAAAGGGTACTTGAGCTTAAACTAAAAGGGCAATGCGTATGTAATATTTACAACGGTGGAACAGGCGGAACAACAGCTTGGTGGAATGATGAATACAGAGCGCGGTATTCAAAGAATAATGTTATGAAAGCCATAAGCCAAAGGGAAAGAATGACAACAAACAATCCCATGAAAGACAAAAATGTTTCAAGGAAGGTTGCTGAAAAGATTTCCCGAAAGGTATGTATCGAAGATGAAATATATGGTAGCTTGGCAAGTGCAGCAGCTTCATATAGCGTGTCGCCCCAGTTATTTCTTTATTGGCTTGAAAGAGGTTATACAAAAGATCATAAGCGTTGTTATTATTATGGAGAACAACCTAAAGAGCTAAAAATACTTAATAATTGCGGAACAAAAGAAAAAATCTCCGTAATTATAGATGGTATCGCTTATGAAAGCATAAAGAAAGCCGCAAAAGCCGTAGGTGGCAATGACAGTTATCTGTCAAAAGCTTTACGGAAGAATAAACCATACAAAGGACATATTTGTCAATATGGCAATCAGCAACCAAGCCAAGGGAAATCCGATAACAGTACCTTGGAAGGCTCAACGACTAATGGGTGAGGACGGAAACCAATAAACCCAACACGAGTGCCCGGCTCCTAGTTATAGGATGAAGATATAGTCTGAACTTATGGGAAACCATAAGAAATAAAGGATAAAGAACCTTTATGATAACACAATGGCTGTTCTATTAAAACACTTATGCTTGAGAACAGACTTCAAGATACACAGATTGCTTTGCAGAACGAGCAGAACAAGGCAATCAATGCAGAGCAGAGTCAGTATTTATTGTCTGTAATGGGTAAATGGACACCATACGCCGCCGCAGCAACTACTTAAGGTGGTGACGTATGATGGAAATAATCAAAAAGATTTCGCGTAAGATTGATTCCGAGCTTGAAGATGCAGAACGCTATATAAAGTGTGCTTACAAAGTTGAAGACGAATACCCCCAGCTTGCAGATACGTATTACAAGTTATCCCTAGCCGAGATGGAACATGTAACGATGTTGCACGATTGTGTGACAAATATAATTAACGATTATAAAAGAGAGAATGAAATCCCGGCGGGAATGGAAACATTGTACGATTATCTACATGAACGTCAGATAAAGTGGGCGGCAAAAATCAAACATAAACAGGAACAATTTAAGTGAACATTAAGGACGGTACTTATGTATCGTCCTTTTTGATTATTTAAAAGAAAAGGAGAAAAAGACAATGGCAAGAGTAGATGATGCTCAGGCTGCTAGAAATGCGGCGATTGCGCAGTCAGTAAAGACAACAGCAAATGAGAAGTTCAAGCCGGTTCTTGAACAATATTCTAATTTGGTGAATACTAACCCCGCTGGTGCGTATGTCTATGCTAAAACAGGATATGTACCAAGCAGCTCAAGCAGTGGCGGTTCAGGAAGTAGCAACAGCGGAAGCGGCAGCGGTGGAAAATCAACGGGTGGCGGAAGCACACCAACAGATCCAATGAGCGGCGGAAGTTACAGTGATTATATTGATTACGAGGCAATATACCGCGCACAGCAGGAAGCAGCTAGACAGGCTGCTAACGAGGCTTATAACCGCAATATGGCGCGTATTGCAGATGCTTACAATTCCGCTGCTGGTAACCTTAAGAGCAACTATAACAGCACCGTAGACAGACTCAACGCAGCACGTACAAGCTCAATGAATGATGTAAACAGCGACGCAGAGAAATCACTCAGAGAGGCATATATCAACAATATGCTTACCCGTAAAAACCTCAATCAGAGGCTTTCCGCTATGGGTTATAACGGTGGCGCAACAGAGTCTACAATGGCAAGCCTTGACAATCAGTACGGCAGTTCAAGAGCTGGTATCAATGAAGTCCTGAACAAGAACATTTCTGAGTTGAACCAAGTATACGGTGATAATCTCGCTGGTGCATTGCAGACCTACAATTCAGCTAAATCCAACCTTGATTTACAGAGGATGCAGCTTGAAAATGCGGCTGAGAACGCTAGAAACAATATGGAAACTAGCTACATGAACAGCCCTAACATTACAATGGACAGCAACTACGTAAACGCACTCAAGAACGTAGTAGCAAGACAGCAAGCATTTAACGGTGCACTTACTCAGGCAACAAATAACTTTGTAGCCGGAAACGTACAGCAAGCACAGGCAGCAGCACAAGGCCCTAACTTCTCGAAGTATCTCGCACAGGCACAGCTTGAAGCACAGCAGGGCAATCCTATGAGCAAGATTGTAGACGAGATATACAACGCAATGCAGAGAAGTGAACTTGGTGTAGAAGACGGTTTTGATATCCTTCGCGCAATAGGAGCACGATAAACAATGGGCGGCTTTATAACCGCCCTTCTTTTTTGGAGGCTATTAGATGGCTAAACAGAAACAGATTCCAGCAAAACAAGCGTATTATGAGCAAATATTAACTTCACAGCTTCAACCAAGTAGAGAAGAGGAATTAAAGTCATTCCAGGCAGATTATGACGCATGGAATAAGAGGCAGCAGGACATAGCCGCTTTTCAGGCAGACTATGACAATTGGGTAAAGGCCCAGACTCCCGTTGAACAGCCTAAAGTGGAAACTCCTAAAGTAGAGACTCCTAAAGTCGGCTCTAACGGCCTTACACAGCCTAGTATTGCGCCTAGAAAAACTCAGGTTAAGGCAGAAGAACAGCCCATTGAGAAGAAGACATATCTTACACACGCTGATATCATCCCTTCTCTTACTAAAGTCAATGTTGATAAACAGAAGATGGGCCGTGATAACTACGATCAGATGAAGCAGTTAGGCGAGGGCGGTAGTGTAGACTTGTTCAACCGTCCTAAAGTATCAACCGACGAACTTAAAAAAGCAGGATGGAATGATGCGGGAGAAGGTACCGCGACGGTATTCTCAAGCACATATACAAATAGCAAGGGTGATAAGGCTGGAAACTTCACTCCTATTGTTACGGATAAGAACGGTAAGTTTGTACGCGCTCTTACAGAGAGAGAATTGACAGAGTACGCAGAGGCCGTAATGGACGGAAGAAGAAAAGACGATTTAGGACTTCAAATAGGCGCACAGACTAGCGGCGCAAACGCTATTAACGATGCAGTTAACGCGGCAGAAAAGGTACACGACCTACAAGAGAAGTATTATGTTGAACCAAAGAGGGCCGCAAGAAAAATAACTGCTGATAATATATCCGATGATCTCATCAAGCAGGCCGCTCAAAAATACGGCATGACCGAGGATGAGATAAGGGCAAGCTTACAGCCTAAAGAAGAGAAGTTTGAAGCTCCTGGGAAGGTTGACGAAGAAACCACAAAGGCAGTTCAAGAGGCTATCGCAGAAGATGATAGAAAGAGGGTTCAGAAGAAATACAAGGCGAATGAAGCTTTTTTTGAAAACATGGCAAAGGCATCTACGGACATTGTAAACGCCCCTGTTGCTATCGCTGGAAGAATATCGGGTAAAGATTGGAGCTTGTATTCAGACGCGAAGAAACAAGCCTTTAAAGATATGCAAGAGCAGCACCCCGTAGCAAGTGGCGCGGGCAAAGCTGCTGGAATGGCTTTTGCGGCTCTTTATACGGGCGGTGGCGTAGGTGGCGCACAGAACGCAGTAAACGCCGGACAAGTATATAACGCATTACGTGATGAAGCAATTTTGAATGGAGCGACAAAAGGAACCGCTGCTTTATACGGTTTAAAGGCGGCCTTTCCCGTTCTTGCGGCTAATGCGGCTAATGCAATGCCCGTTGACCTTGCCACAGATATTGTACCTACTTTGGCTAACGACTTGGCAGAGGGCGAAAAGACCGACGAAGAGATTTTAAGAGATACACTTATAAATACGGGTATCAACTACGGCTTTGATGCGGCTGGTGACCTTGTATCAATCGTTAACGCTGCCAGGAAGTCAGGACGTGCGGTTAATGCCGATGATGCTTTTAAAGCAAATATCCGTGAGGGATATGAGAAGCTTAAGACACTCAATGATATAGACGCAGATATAGCAGCTAAAAATGCTGATATAATGGCAAAGAACACCGCAGGAAATACCGTTGATGATATTGACAATCTTATTAAGGAAGGTGTCACTGTAACCGAAGATGCAAACGCAGATAAGGCCCTTAGAGAGTTATACGGTCAGGAAGGACTAGAAGAGGCTTCAAAGTTTACTCTTCCCGATGAAACTTTCCATCGTATAGATGATTACGTAACGGCACTCGCAGAACCTTTGAATAAAGTACAGCGATCAGGAATTATGGACACCGTCACAGACCCCAAAGCAATTAAGGAATGGGATAGCGTAAATAAAGCCTATGAAGACTTTGTAACAAAGGCAATGGAGAGTGAAAACATAGATGATGTTGTGGCGGCACAGAAGACCCTTGATAATGCTAGAAAACGCTACGCAAGGGCCATGAAGGATATTGACCCTTCTATATCCGCAGAATTTAATAGCGGCTCTTATGGTAGAAATATCACAAGACCCGCTTATGAGAGAAAGCTTGCAATAGATAACGAACAGAACGCACAAGAGACTTTCGACCTTATAAAAGAGCTGGAAGATTCAAATAAGCCACAAAGCATAGACAATGTTCCACGATCCGTAGAGGGAGCAAACCCGTTACAGACTTTTGCCGAAAACCCCGTAGATGGAGAGTGGAAAACCAGCAAGCTTAGAACTAACACACTTGAAAACACGGGCAAAATAACTAACCCTGATGATTTACCTGAAAGAGAATTTGCGTATAGAGTATTTAAGGAAGTCGAGCAGAAGGCAGCAGCCTTAGACCGATACAAAGATAGTGTTGACGTGGCAAGCGACCTTCTTAAGCAAGATAGTTTTGATGAAGTGGACGTAAAGGCCGCTATGGATGAATGGCAACGCTTGATGGATATGGGAGACGAAGCGTCAATTCGCAAAGCCCGCAGACTTGCCCTTAAAATTTACGGAGAGACAAGGGAAGGCGGTAGGATTGTACAAGCACTTGCCGAGCATAGCCGTAGCACACCCGAAGGCCAGTTAAGGACTGCTCAAGAAGCAATAGATAATCTTGTTGACAAGAAGGCAGGAAAAGGAACCTCTGAAACGCTTGATAGAGTTGCAGAAAAAATCTATAAGGCTTTTGATAATAGCAACGGCGATAAAGAGGCATTTAAGAAAGAGCTTGATAATATTTTAAGCGGAGATATAAGAAAACACGCTACAAGTAAAACATCCAAGAGCATGGCTTCAAAATCAATCAGCGGAAAAAACAAAGTTATGAAGATGATTGACAAGGGGGCTTCTGTAGACGAGATTATAGATCAGGTTTACAAAGACAACGGCGGTGTTAAACTTACTCCCGAAGAACAGAAAAAGATTTACGATTATCTTACAGAGGCCGCCAAATTGCCCGAAGGAAGCTACGAACAAGAAGAACTATTTTCAAGGGCTGCTAAAATTGCAGTAGGCAGAGCGCCTTCTACGATAGGGCAAAAGATAAGGTCAGTTCTATATAACAATATGCTTGGTAACTTCAAGACCGCACTTTCAAGAAATGCTTTTGGTAACTTTGGTTATCAGATATTGGAACAGGCTAGACAGCCTATTACCGCTGTGGTTGATAGAGCGACTTCTTTAGCAACAAAAAAGAGGTCTGCGCTTGGCTGGAACGCACAAAAAGCTGGAGCATATGCAAGCGGTTTGAAGAAAGGCGCAAAAGAACAGCTTACGGATATTGCAAAACATATTAGCACAGGCAGAAGCGGAGCTAAAGGCTGGGAATTGGCCCTTGCAAATAACGCCACTACATATAACGACTCAAAGCTGATAGGCAAGTTTGCTAACAATGTAGATTATTATGTAAAAAGCGCTATGCAGCTTGGTGATAGACCGTTCTTTGAGGCTAATTATAAGCAAAACTTCGTTGAATTGTCACAGCTTATTGATAAGTATGGCAAAGAGAATGTAGCGGGGCTTGAAGGTATAAAAGATGCAGACTTACCCGAAGTAATGGATATGATTGCATCGGTACGCGCGGCTGATTCCGTATTCCAAAAACACGGTAAAATGTCAAAAGGTCTTACCGACTTAAGAAACGGCCTTGGCGAAATGTCAGAGGGCGTTATTGGAGCAGATGTATTAAGCACAGCGGCTTCACCTTTCACAATGACTCCCGGTAATATGTTAGAGAGGGCTATTGAATATACGCCTTTGGGATTTGCTAAGAACGCAATCGAAACGATCAAGGAAGTGGGCGGCAAAAAGGGCTTTAATCAGCGGCGTTTTGTTGACGAGGCTTCACGTTCAATCGCCGGACTTCCTTTGTTATACGGAACCTATAAAATGGCTGAGAACGGATTGACAAACGGTGGTTACAGCACAGACCCCGACGAGAAGGCAGCCCAGCAAGAAGACGGCTTTATTGAGTACGGCTTTAACGTTCCTGAGAGTTCGCCTATATATGGCGGGAAAACGCTTGACACTAGCGATATCCCTGTTTTTGGCCCGTTTATGCAAGCTGGTTCAGTAATAGCAGAAGAGGGTATTACCCCTGAATCTAGTTTGCAAGCTGGCGAGGCAGTACTAGGCAGCTCAACACTTCAAGGACTTAAGAGAGCTTTTGGTGCAGATTCAATTTCATATAGCAGCCAAGACAGTGTGCTTGATAACTTAAAAAATACTGTTTTATCATCGGGTTCACAGCTCATTCCTTCGCTTGCTAGACAGACAGCACAGACATTAGACCCGTACAAACGTGATCTTGGCGAATATGGAACTCCTGAATATTACCTAAATCTTATGAAGAATAGCGACCCTATGGGTCGTCAGACTCTTCCTATTAAGACGGACGTAGAAGGAAACCCCGTATTGCAAAACCAAGGAAGGCCATTGCCTGAGAAGATACTTGAAAACTATGTATTGCCTATGAATGTAAGCGAGTATAAACCTTCTGAACTCAATCAAGAAGCTTCAAGGCTCCTTAAAGCTACGGGAGAAAACACGGGCTTTACACCAAAAGCGAAACGTTCAGACTTGAAAGCATGGGATGAAGCGGAAAAAAAAGTATATACCGAAAGACAGTATAGAAGATACAAAGAAGACCTCGGAAAACTTAACGCTTCAATGGGTAATGCTCTTACAAAGTCCGATGAATATGCAAAGTTAACAGACGTAGAAAAAGCTAAAGCACTTGGAGACGCTTACACAGCCATGAAACAGATTGCAAGATTTAATGCTACGGATAACATGAACGACAATAATCTTGCGGAGATTTATAAAGAAGCTGGATTTGGCGAGAAGGGTGTTGAAGCTGTTATAAAAGAAATTGATGTGAAGGCTGCATTGAAAAGGAACGAAGTAACCGATTCAGATAGTGCTAGAGAGATTTATTCAAATTACGGCGATGCTGGATTAAAGACTTATGCAGAAATAAAGAAAAAGCTTAATAAATCTCAAAAAGGAGAAGATATTGCGGCAGCCGTTGACTCAATCCCCGGACTTAATAGAGATAAAAAAGCTGAGTATTATTCCTATGTTGATACAGACGCAAAGCCTAACAACAATCCTTTCGGTTATGTGCCCGGTATCAATTATGATCCTGAAAAAGATAAGACATTTTCCACAGCAAAGAAACTTATACCTACTCTTACACCTGAAAAGTATTACAAGACTAAAGACAGCATAGATACAGATGGAAATGGAAATATCAAGGAATCAGAGATTCTTGAGTACATCAATGCTAATGCAAGAAATGAAGAAGAAGCTAATAAAATGTGGACAGCATATCACGGAGAAAGCAAAAATAAGAAAGGCAAAATAAAGAAGGTTAAGAAAGTAGGAAACAAGTACATAGCTTCATATTAAAATTTAAGCCTCTACCTAAATGGTAGGGGCTTATTTTTGTGTACGGTTTCGTGTACGGTTGGTGTTATATGTGGTTTCCAAACACAGTAAAATAGCGTAGTTAAAATGTAGTTTAAATTACGTTAATTGTGCGTGTAACGCAGTTACGCTGCGGTTTTGGCGATTATTTAAGGTGTCTTCAACTCCCGCCTAATCCATTCTTGAAAGTTAGATGTTTACTGGGATTTACATTTCCCGTGTACGGTTTTGTGTACGGTTTTCAAAATAATCATTAAGTTTATTGGCGTACCCTTCGTCAATAGACGCAATAGGTTTTCTGTAATGGTCGCGGAGAACCTTAGACCCTTCTTTCCAGCCGCCGTGATGCGCGGTCACGATTTCAGGGATCGACATAGCCGCCGCAAACGAGGCGAAGAAAACACGGAGGTCATGGAAACGAATATGCCCTAGCCCAAGACTGTGTTTTAAGTTATAAAAGTTGGTTCCAATACTTCCAGGGGTTAGTCCTACGATATAATCATCGGGATTCCCCTCGCCTATAAGCTCTAACTCAGATTGAGATAGGTACACAATTCTATTACTTGTTTCTGTCTTAGGAATTTCTTTATATATCCATCCTTTTTTATGATCTTGCACCATATCAGCATGAACATAAATTGTATTCCCTTTTATGTCCCCGTATTTTAAAGCGGATATTTCGCCTCTTCTTAGAGAGTGGTGTGCGGCCATAGAAATAGCTATTTTCATTTTATTTGAAGCTGCATTATATAGTGCCTCGATTTGCTCATTTTCAGGGGCATTACTGCGTACTTTTTTCTCTTTGGGTAAATGTATCGAGAATTGTTCTTTAACCCCGGAAAAGGTCAAGGAAGAGCGTAAAAGGCCATAGGTGTTTTTTACTGTCTTAGGAGCCAAGCCCTTATCGCTTAATTCTGTTATGAATGATTGAAGCGTTTTAGAGTTTATTTTTCTGATCTTGACGTGTCCTATAACCTCTATTCGCCTTGCGTCCTTAATATAACCGTTAATAGTAGAAGGGGATAACACCCCGTCATTAGAAGATATATAGTTTTTAATAGCCTCCGACACTGTAATATCGGAGGCTCTTGCTCTTTCAGCCGAGTTAATAAATTGTGCAGCCATCATTTGTACTTGCTGCTTTGTCGGGGCTGTAAACGATTCGTAATGTTCTTTTCCCTGACTATCTTTGTAAGAATATACTTTTATTCTCCAATTACCCGAAGGTAGTTTCCTTGCTTTTTCCATAATTTATTTAACAGCCTGTGCCGTTCTTCCCTCGTTCTTTCCAAAATTATTATAGTGGTTCCAAAGTGCGTTCTTGTCATACCCGAAAGCTGCTTTTAAATCCGGGTATGCGTCAGCGTATGCCTTGTAATCAAAATTCGATTTTGTAAGAGCCTTTGGAGCCGGTGAATACTTTGCTATCTGGGCGGCAATGAAATTATAAACATCAGGGCAAGCATTTTTAAGCCCGTTAGGGTTAGTGCAATATAGCCTGAATGATTCTGCAAAAGCCTCAGAAGCGCCCTTTTGAACAATATAGTTTATCCTTCCGTCGATAGACGCTAATGAAGCATAATTTCCATTGTAGAGCGTATTCCACTCCTTAGAAGAGCTTATTCCATACTCGCCTATATATATTCCTGAAATATAGCCAACAATAGAGTCAAATACATGGCCGCATTCATGTAAAACTGTATTTGGGTAGTCTGAATTAGAATAAATGTAGATTTCAGCTCTGCTATCAATAGATGCTACTTTATGTGAATTATTATAGTAGGTTACTACAGCGGTTTTTGTATATCCGATAGGATTTGTTGGAGTGCCACTATAATATATCTTTACCCCTTCACGTTCTAACAGACTTTTAATTCCAGGCGGAAGAGTATTCAAGGCGTTGTTTATTGCGCCTGTGTTAATGCTCTGCGTATCGGTATAAATCATACCGCCTACAGGATCATAAGCATATACATTAGAAGATAACAGTATAAAAGCAGATATGAAAGCAACTACAAAACGAGATATTCTTTTCATAATAGACCTCCTTAATCGCCGTTAAGCCTCTTCAAAAACTCTGTTGCCATCTTTACATCTTCTTTTTTGCTATTCTTAGCAACTTCTAATAAGACTTCTATATCCTTGTCTTTTATAAGATAATCTGTTGCTTCTTTGTCTACATGGGAACAATAATTACCCATATCATCATCCCATCCCATAAGGAACGCTGGCGTTGTGTCTAATACTCTCGCCATTTCCGCGACTTTTTTCAATGGTAGATTTCTTGATAATTCAATCTTATTGATAGAAGACCTAGATTTATACCCGACCTTCTTTGCTAGTTCGTCCTGAGACAACCCAAGCTCAAGACGCCTTTGTTTAATTCTTTCACCAACTGTCATTTTTTCTTATACATATCTCCTATATTTAATATAGCACTACGTTGAAAAAAAATCTACAAAATATTTAGAAATTGTGTTGACATTTTGGCTACATGATGTAAAATAGAGACAGGTAGAAAAATTGTCTACAAAATATAGGGGGAACATAATAATGATAGACACAATTCTTTTGGAGCAGAAAATCAAGGATGCAGGCAAGACAAAGTCTCATCTATCTAAGAAAATGGGGATCAGTATTCAGACACTACGTCTTAAGATGCAAAACGTGTCTGATTTCACCACGACGCAAGTCGATGTTCTATGTTCTGAATTAGATATCACACGTTTAACTGAAAAGGAAAAAATTTTCTTCAAGAAGTAGTTTTTTTGTCTACTTTGTAGACAAAAAGTATACACGCAAGGGGGCAATATGCAAAAAAACGACACAAAAAGACTCTTTAAACGCTACATGTTAGATAAATACATTGACTCGCTCAAGGAATTATCTGATATGGCTGGGATTGAATACAGAACATTCCTTATAAGAATGGACAATCCTGAGAGTTTTAGGGGCTACGAACTAAAAGCACTTGATAACATTTTAAATTTCGCAACTGATGATTTAGTCAATTTGATAAGGGGGAGCGGATGAAAAAAGTTATTGGGGGAATCCTATGGGGGATATTTCTATTTTCTATTATCCCTATCGAAGTGAGGGCTAATTCCCTTGGTCTTATTTACACAGATTCAGAAATACCCGGAGAAATTTATACTTCCGCTAATTTATGCGGAGAAGAATTTAATATCTGTCCTGAACTACTAATGAGTATTGCATATTATGAGTCACGATACCAGGCAGACGCGAAGAATGGATCATGTATCGGACTTATGCAAGTAAATGTAAAGGCGCACAAAGAACGGATAGAGGCTTACGGATTTACTGAGGAAGATATGTACGACGAGTACAAGAACATGATTATAGCCTCGGATATCCTGGAAGAGCTATTCAATGAGTATGAAGACGTTGGAACCGTTTTGTGCATTTACAATGGGGATTCTAAAGGCTTAAGAGCCTATAAAGAATACGGTTTATTACCAAAATATGCAACTAATGTGCTTAAGAAAAGCGAAGAACTAGAGCGGGCGCATGGAAAGTGAGGGAGAAATGCCATTTTCAGAGTACAAGTACGATTATTCAAAGTTAGAAGCTGCTATTGAACTACTTAAGTTTAGAGTAGAGAGGGCGCACAGAAAAGGCCAGCATGTTCTACTAAATGAAGAAGAGCTTGAGGACATTCTATTGGTAGCCGGAATTGAAGTTGATCGAGAAGTGGAGGTTATCTGATGGATAAAAACTATTTTGAAGTCCTTAACGCCATAGACGTTAACGGCAAGACAGAGAAAAAAGGTAATCTTACTTATTTATCGTGGGCTTGGGCTTGGGGAGAGTTGAAAAAGAAACACCCTGACGCTACCTACACCATTTATGAGAATGAGAACGGCTGGAACTACCATACGGACGGTAAAACGGCATGGGTAAAGACGGGAGTTACGGTTGACGGGCTAGAACATATTGAATACTTACCTATCATGGACAACCGAAACAACTCAATCCTTCTTGAGAATATCAAGAGTACAGACGTAAACAAGACCATACAGAGAAGTCTTACCAAGGCGGTAGCGAGACACGGTTTAGGACTTTATATCTACGCTGGTGAGGACTTACCCGAAGAGTCAAAGTCGGAAGAAGAAAAAGCTTTTGATAAAAAGACAGAGAAGATAAAAAAAGACACCATATCAGCTAAAGATCAGGAAATTCTTAAAAAAGTATGTGAGAACAAGGGTTATAAGGTTGAGGATATATTCACCAAGCCATTATCAGAGCTTACCGGGGAAGAGTATGTAACAGCCTTAAACAAGCTAAACGGGGTTAAGTAATGGAAGTATTCACGGGCAAAGCATTAGACATTATAGCGTACCTTATGACAGCAGATAAAGAAGCTTTGTTTGACCTATCAAGGCATAAGGAAGTTAAGAAACGTTCTTTACTAGCAAATGCGTACTTTCACCGTCTTGTCGGGCTGTTAGCAAACGGGGAGGACGGTAGTTTCTTTCAAAAGAAGAATGAACTGATTTTACATTACGGAGTACAAGAATTTGAGAGAAACAAAGATGGTGAATTGATTATAGAGTATTTACCCGACAACGACGATTACAAAAAACATGAAGTAAAGCATTATTACCCTACTCAGTACGGTGGGGAAATAAGGGGCGTAACAGTAAGAGCGTTTCTTCTCCTTATAGGCACACACAAGTATTCTTCTTCCGATATGGCCCACTTAATAGAGTGTACCAGGAATGAATGTATCGGCTGCGGAATACCAAGAGAAGAAGTTGAAACCTTTGACGAGCGTAGGCTCATGGAGGAATTAAATGCACAAGCGAACAAAAGCCGTAGCAATTCCACCAGCGGTAAGAGAAGCAGTTGAGAAAAGAGACGGATATAGGTGTATATTCTGCGGAAGCGGTAATGCAAGGGGAGAAGCACATTATATCAATAGATCACAAGGTGGGCTTGGAATACCTGAAAATCTATTATGTACGTGCCGAAGTTGCCATCGAGAAATGGACAACGGTATGAACACAGAGTTTTATAGGGAGATAGCAAAGCATTATCTAATGAATAAATACCCCGGATGGGATGAAAAGAAGCTCATTTATAACAAATGGGATTTCTTAAAGGGTTGAGCTAACGCAACACCCGCCGAAAGGCAAAAGAAACTACTTCTTATGGCTCAGGAATTTATCACAGAATGAAAGCCATTGTTTATCCCTTGGCTATATCAGGGCCAAGGGAGGAAGGGGGAAATCATTGCAGAAGGTATCAGTAAGACTACCACTTGAACCACAACCAAAAGGAAGACCACGATTTAGGATAACTGCTGGAAGGGTATTTACATATACCCCTAAGAAAACGGAGCAGTATGAGAACGACGTTATCAGATTGTACAGAGAATTAACGGGCGGTTATATGTTCCCAAAGAAACAACCACTTCACGTAGCTTTAATCTTTGGGATGCCTATACCGAAAAGCACACCTAAGAAATTAAAAGAAAAGATGTTATCCGGGGATGAATACCACGTAAAGAAACCTGATATTGATAATCTTGCTAAATCGGTATTAGACGCTTTAAACGGTATTGCATATCCTGATGATTCACAGATTACTTCACTCAATCTAAAGAAGGTTTACAGCGAAGAACCTCATATATGGGTAATGATCCGAGAAGAGGGAGCTGAATAACGGGGGAGTTATGGAGAAGAAACGTTTCCTAATGTATGAAGACTGGCTTCCGCTTATCGAGTCAATGACTGATGAGCAAGCTGGAATAATGATGAAAAAAATATATGCTTACCAATGCGGCGTTGAATATGAACTAACTGACCCGTTACTTATAGGTATTTTCAATCTTATGAAGGATCGTTTTGATACTGATAGAAATACTTATGACGAAGTATGTAAAACCCGCAGAGAGTCAGGCTCTAAAGGTGGCGCACCTAAAGGAAATCAGAACGCAAGAAAAAAACAACCAAATGGTTATGAAAACAACCAAAAACAACCAAATGGTTGTTTGAACAACCAAAATCAAGCAAAACAACCTGATTATGAATATGAATATGATTATGAATATGAATATAAAAAGAATAATATAACCCCCCTTACCCCCCTAGAGGGGGAAGAGGTTAAGCCCAAAAAGAAAAGACAACCAGCTTTGAACGCTGAGGAAGTAATCAATGAGAGAAACCTTAGTAAAGATTTAAGAGAAGCGGTTGAGGGATGGGTTAAGTATAAGATTGAAAAACGCCAAGGATATAAAGAAACCGGACTAAGGTCATTCTTAACACAAATAGAAAATGCCGCTAAAGAATATGGAGAACCAGCATTGATTGACGTAATAAGACGGTCAATGAGTGCAAACTACCAAGGTATTGTATGGGCTTGGTTACAAAGAAGTAGTCCACCAACAGGAGCGAGAGATCAGTTGGCTGCAATTAAGTAGGGAGGGGAGAAATGACAAGAGAGGAAATAAAGACACAGATTGAGAAATTGAGCGTTGCATACGAAAAGTTCCCGATAAGTCAGGCATTGTTCGACATATGGGTTAACTGCTTTAAGGATTGTGATTTTAAAGTATTCCAAGAGGCTATTGACAACACAATCAGGAACGAGAAATACACGCCCAACATTGCAACGGTAAACGGGTATTATAAACAGCTTGAGGCCCAGCGAAGAGAAATGATGGATCGCATACGGGGAAGTTATAACCGCGCTGTATATGCCCTTGGGATTGAGAAGAACGTTGACGATTATAAGGCTTTTCTTGAATGGCTGGCAGATATACCGAGAGAGTTTAGAGCGACAACAGCGGAGAATTTCAGCTATGAAGTTGAGAACCATGTTAACAACAGCATAGCAACCGGAAAACCTTATAAATCATTTATGGAGCTATTGGAGGAAAAATGATAGACGTTGAGAAAAATATAATCGGCTCCATACTTCTTGACCCTAAATCCATTGTGAAAATGAATATCAGGGGAGATATGTTCTCCGACAATCTTCTCGGTCAGATATTTACAGACTGTAAGCGTTGGGAAGACGAGGGCGAAGAAGTAAACGCTATAAGGATTGTGGATAGCCTTATATCATCCGTAGTCGATAAAGTGACAGCGAATAGTCTTATAGCAGAGATAGCAGCAAGCCATGATCCGTCAGCAAGTGACGATTTCTGTTGTAAAGAGATACGCAAGAGATTCAGGGCAAGACAAGTAAATGCGATTTTAGAGCATACCGAGATTACATCATCAAACGTAGACAGTCTGATTGAAGAATTATCAAGAGACTTTGACAACCTAAGAGAGACGCAGACTAACACGGTAGTCGCAATGTCAGACCTTGTTAAATATCAGAACAGCTATTTTACAGACAAGGGGAACAAGATATTTAACACCGGATTTTCAGAGCTTGATAAAGTCATTGGTTCTTTTGACGGTGGAGATTTAATAATAATCGCTGGAAGACCAGCGGGCGGTAAATCAGCCTTTGCCTTACAGATAGCGAGAAGATACGCGAGGAAGATGTTAAAAGTTGCATTTTTTAACATGGAAATGACCGCAAAGCAGATGTACGAGAGAGCGATAGCAAGCAGCAGCGGTATTGAAATGAGCCGTATACGAAACGCTACGGGATTTCTCAACAACGAAAAAGAGAAGTTTGATAAAGGCAATGAGTTGTTAGCCCAAGAAGTAAATCTTTACTTGTACAACGGCACGCAGAGGGTAAGCGATATAAAGGCCGAGCAAGCAAAAAACAATTACGATGTGATCTTTGTTGACTACTTGCAGCTAATCAAGCCCGATACCCCAAAGGGCAATAGATATCAGGAAGTCGGGGAAATATCAAGGGGCCTAAAAAGGATTGCTATGGAATTTAATATCCCCGTGTTTGCATTATCCCAGCTTAACAGAACAAGCGAACAGAACAAAGACAAGGAACCGACAATGTCAGAACTAAGAGAAGCGGGAGATTTAGAGCAGGACGCAAGTTCAATCTTGATGTTGTGGACACCTGACCCGCAGGAAAAGGCCGTGAAGATGATAAAGGTTGAGAAGGGAAGACAGACGGGCAACACAAGGCAGAGATTGATATTCAGCGGAAAGACAATGTTATTTTCCGAGGAAGATGAGTTTGTGGATGTACCTGACAACATGGAAATACCATTCTGAGGGGGTAAAGCATGGAAAAAGAGGTATTCAAAGAAAAGATTTACGCACCGTATAACGAAGCATGGAAAGTGATTAAGCTGATTCAGTACGCGGGCCAAGACGAGAAGTCGGACGCAACATGGCAAGAATACGTAAGGGCCATAGATGAATTTGCCAAGAAATTTGAGAACAACACTTTCAAGGACACTTTAGTATCAATGCTGTTAGATGCGGGAGATACGATAGCTAAGATGAATGGGGGTACAGAATGAGACTATATGCACCTAAAGGGAGAGGACAATACAAACTCCCTCCTGAGATTTACAGATTAGCCGTTCAATGGTGTAGATGTTACCCAGTATGGGTAAGGGAACTTGAAACACCGCCTGATACGAGTAAAGCAATAACTTACGATCAAGACAAAGTACAGACGAGCGGCGGTTATGATGCAACGGCAGAGCTGGCAATAAGGCGAATGGAACTTGCTAAGAAGGTAAGACTAATAAACGACGTAGCGAAAATGACAACCCCGGACTTATACACTTGGCTTCTTAAAGGGGTTACAGAGAACTACACAGCCGACCAACTGATAGCTCAAGGGATGCCGTGTTCTAAGAATCTGTACTACCGTAAACGCTATATCTTTTACTACAAGTTAGCGAAGAGGATTTAATCATGGTATGTGATAACGACTGTTTTAACTGCAAATATCCTGACTGCATTTTAAGAGACAACGAGAAAACGAACATAAAGCAGAATTTAGGAATACCAGCCTTTAGCAAGGAATATTACGCAGCATACCGGGCGAAGAATAAAGACAGAATCGCAGAGCGGTATAAGAAATGGTATCACGATCACAGAGAAGAAATTCAGGCAAGAAGAAAAGCAAAGAGAGAGGGGTTAAAAGCATGAAGTGCGAACACAAGGATTGTCTGACTTGTCCATATGACGATTGTATTTATGAGCAGTCAAAAGAAAAGGGCAAGGCACCTAAAAGGACACATGAACGTAGCGAGTATTGGGCCAAGTATTACGAGAAACACAAAGAGCGCATAAAGGCCCGTATGAGGAAGAGATACCACGATAATAAAGAGAAGTACAGCGCATATAAAAAAGCGAAGTACCAGAGAGATAAATTTAAGGGGGGCGGTATAGATGATATGGGGGTTACTTTTAATAATTTCCTTGGCAATAGTAGTAGTTTCCGTGTATAGAGTAGGCTTCAACGATGGCTTTACAGCGGGGCAGATATCAAGATACATGGACGAGAATAGGGGGAGCCACAATGAAATGCGAGATATGCCACCAAGAGATTGAAGGACGGTACATAAAGTACAAAGACCATTTCTTTTGTAGGCAAGATAACGACCAATGCTTTAAAGAATGGTTATACGACCAAACAGACGGGAGCGACGATATAGAGTACGGCCCGATTGCCGCCGGAGAAAAAGAGCCACTTCCTGAATGGAGCGAAGAATACTTAAACACTTTAGGCATGGGCCTGAGAGATTTTTTCTAGGAGGGGATATGAAACTATACAGAAAAGACTTCCAAATATGGCGCAATGCAATAACTCTAATACCCACAATACAGATCGTAGTAAATCAGCCGATATATCCGACCAAGAGCATTGAATTGTCGTTTCATTTTCTGACATTCCACGCGCGGTTATTATGGGCTAAACCTAGTTACTGGGCGTTTGAAGAGAGGGGCGAAGAATGACAATAAGTGAAATTATAAATGCCATACATCAACAAGGTGTTGAGAACGAAGTCTTTGAATTACTCACGCAATGGATGATAGAAGATAGATATAACAAGATGAAGAAGATAGGCGAGAGCGAAGCAACTATTCGAGCAATACATAGAATTGCTACTCAAAACAAAAATACAAAACAAGCTATTGATGGAATTATCAGTTTAAGTTTAGGTGAGGGATAAGGATATGACAAGAGAAGAAGCAATAAGAATATTCAGAAAAGAAATTGAATGTTTGTCGCATACCAAGTGTAAAGATTGCATACTTGAAAAATCATGCGACCCAATGACAACAACACCTTACGATTCGGAGTACATAGATGCTTACAGTATGGCAATCAAAGCACTAGAGCAAGAGCCAAAGACAGGGCATTGGATAGAAAGGCATGATGATTGGGGCAACGGAATAATAACAGACAGAAAATATAAGTGTTCAATATGCCATGGAAAGCATATAGACCCCGAAACAGGGGAATGGCATGAGGTATTCGATTATAAATATCCATTTTGCCCTAACTGCGGAGCAAAGATGGTTGAGCCACAGGAAAGTGAGGGATAAATGAACCGCAGACAAGCAAAAAAGCGAGAAAAGAAATCAGCCTTGGAATATTTGGAGTATTTAGACAGGTATTTTGATGAAAATGAAAAATGGTGCATCCTTAATAATTGCCCTTATTACGACCATAACGGCAGATATGGCGGTGGGTGCGCAGACCATTTAGCACCAAAAGGCTTTAAATGTAAGAATCCGTATTGTTGAAGAGAAAGTGAGGGATAAGCGGCATGTTTAATAGTTATAATAATTCAATCAAGATAAATGCAATAAGCGGAACAATCGTAAAGAATTATAGAAAATCTTTTATTTTGCGATTTCACATGAAATCTTCTATGGCAGAAAATGTTCTGTCTGAAAATCCATCTATATATAGAAAACCTATTGTCGTATTACAGGTTATGCTGTGCGGTGATGAAGAATTATTGGCAGAAATTATGTGGAAAGATGATTTTGATGAGATATTGAAGGGAGAAGAGGAGTCGGTTAATAGCAACACGATAGGGCGATATGATCCATATACAGATAAATTTATAAAGTGAGAAGAGGATGGGGAAACGTGAAATGATATATTTAGCAATAATATACATAGTATTCAGCATAGTATCAGGATTGATATATAGAAAGTTAGATAAGTAGTAAATAACACTGCGGTGGCGGAATAGGTAGACGCGCATTGCGTTGAATAGATGCAAGCAGTTTGAGGCGTTGACAATAGGGGTGATTGTGTGGAAGGGGGTTAAGTGATGGGAATGACGATTGAAGATATAAAGCACTGTTTGGAAGTTATGGTTGATTGTGAAGTATGCGAGGAATGTAATCTTTATGGCACGACGGGAACAGACCATTGCGAACATGATTGTGTTTACGGAGCATTAGATATAATCGACAAGTATCAGAAGATAGAGCAGATAGTAGAACATTGGGCTTGTTGTGGCAATCCATCAGATTCAATGATAGCTATTAGTGAGGTATTAGAAGATGGCAAAGCGTGAATATGTAGACATAGAACGAGTATTAGACGAAATTAAATGTATGGACAATGGCGGAATAATAACACGTTCAACAAACCATATATGCGAAGATATACGGACAATATCAACGTTCACCGAGCAGGAAATAGTAAAGCCGTATCTCGATAAGATAAAAGATATGATAGACAACCTATAGCGCGGTAATGTTAGCTCTAATCAAAGCGCAGATCAAGAAAGAAAAGAATAAATAGTTAAATCCCGGCGCGAGAATAAAAAACGAAAGGAGAATCCCTTCTGATATGTGACTTATAAGTGTAAACCAACTTGCGCCGGATTTATATAAGGGGGCTATATGCGAGATATAGATTATTTACGGGCCATGATTGAGGCTGTATACGATTCAGGGGAGTGTATGTTAGAAGTATTATTTCTTGACGGGGCTACTATTGCAAGATTAACGCCGCTATATGACGAGGAAGACGAGGAAGAGGACTATGATTAAGTTATCAATCATCATTCCATGCTACAACGCTGGAAACTATATACATGAGCTTTTAGACGTCCTATATCCTCAGTTAACAGACGAGTGCGAACTAATCATTGTAGACGATGGGAGCGACGAACCATTTAAGACAGATTATAAATGTACCGTGATCCGTCAGGAAAACAAGGGAGCCAGCGCAGCAAGGAACACGGGCCTAGATACCGCTAAAGGTGAATATATAGCCTTTATAGACGCGGACGACCTTGTGAGCGACAAATACATTGAAACGATATTAAACAAGGCAAAAACGGAAGAATTTGACTATTTATATATGTCTTGGAGGGCCTTTGGTGGCTGGAACATGAACGTGCTTTTAAAAAGCGTCGATGATAAATTCCCGCCCTTTAATTTATGCGTATGGAATAGAGTGTACAAGCGGTCAATGATAGGCGACGTGAGATTTAATACTAAAAAAGCCTGTGCTGAGGACGCGCAATTCATACGTGACGTTAAAGAAGAGGGCAAAAAGGCTTTTATAGGCGAGTATATGTATTTTTATCGGGCCGATGCAAAAGACAGTCTCACGAAAAGAGCAAGAGCGGGCAAGGTAGACACGACAAGGATAGTATATTATTATCCCGAAGTCACCGAGGATATGAAGTATTTAATAGACGAGTTCGCGGAGCTGGATAAGGATGTGGAAGTCATTTTGATGACTAAGAAAAACGCCCTTCTTGAGCTGGAAAATCATGCAATGGTTATAACCCCGCAGCTAATAACGGGTACAGAACTACGCGGAGAGTATACGCCACTATTTCAGAAGGTGGATAAACCGTTAAAGACTCAGGTACTAATTTACGTGTCCGCTCTTTATGCTATCGGAGGGATTGAGACGTGGACATATAACTTTTGCAAGTCCATGCACAAGTATTATGATTTGATGATCCTATACGACAAGACAATTGACGAAACGCAAAGAAGACGCCTTTTACCCTTTGCCGAGGTAGTAAAGAACACTAACAAGCCGATAACGTGCGACACGGCTTTAAATTGCCGGACTGCTTTAGTCCTTCCTAAAAATGTCATTTATAAGCATAAATACATGGTTGTACATACGTGTAAAATGCGCTCCGAGTGGGAGATAAAAGACAAGGCTGACAATATATTTGTGTCGCGGGCTGCGCGTGATTCGTGGGGGCTGGATGGTAATGTGATTTACAACCTGACACAACCAAGTAAACCGCGAAAAGCATTACTTCTAGTATCGGCTAGTCGTTTAAGCTGGGAAAAGGGCGAGAATCGCATAATTACACTTGCGCAGATGCTTCACAACCTCGGAATACTTTTTACATGGCTAGTGTTCACGGATTCTGAGCCTAAAACCATAGTTGACGGGCTAGTTTATAGACGTCCTACAATGGAGATTAAGTCGTATATACAAAAAGCAGACTTTTACGTGCAGTTGAGCGACCAAGAGTCCTTTTGTTATAGCTTGGTTGAGGCTTTAGAGCTTGGAGTGCCAGTTATCACAACGCCCCTTGCGGTACTTCCTGAGATTGGATTTAAAGAGGGCGTAAACGGGTTTGCAATTCCTTTTAATGTTCAGGAGTGCAAGAACCTACTCGAAATAGTCAATAGTGATTTAAAGTTCGAGTATAGCCGCGACAATGACAAGATTGTGGAAGAGTGGCGCGGAGTCCTCGGAGATACTACACCGACTAAATCAAGATCACTAAAGGCGGGCTGTGTATATTGTGCCGCGAATATCGAATTTAAAGACGCAAGGACGGGGCGAACATACCAAGGTGGTGAAGTGTTCCAAATGGACGAGAAGAGGGCGAAAAAAGCCCAAAAACAAGGATTTATTGATATATTGGAGTAAGATATGAAGTGTCCTAAGTGTGGAGGGCGTACAGCGGTTATTGATTCACGCCCGCGAAAAAATCAAATATTTAGGCGTAGAGAGTGCCTTGAGTGCGGCTTTCGCTTCAATACATGGGAGAGCTATGAAAAGGACTATAACAAGCCCGTAGCGTTTATAAAAAGGCATTAAAAAAGCCCTCGGAGTAAATTCCGGGGGCTTATCCCTCATATATCGCAAGCATTAAAGTGTTGCTCCTGTCAAGAAATGCCAACGTTCTAACATTGCTTTCGCTTCGTCGTGTATTTCGTTTATTTCAGGCTGTAAATTGTTTCCTGATCCAGCGTAGTATAAAATACACTCAAGTTCTGATAATGCCTCTAAAATAGCTTTGTTCTCGTCCATAATTAACCTCCTATTATTCCCTCTTCGTTGAATTGTTCTATTAGTTCCGCTGCGCGTTTCCTGAGTTCAACTATTTCGGGTTCCTCGTCTCCCTCAAATTCCTCGCTAAATTCTTGTAAAAACATAAGCATTGTTTCGAGTGTTGTGGGATTTTCAACCAAAACGGGGCATAAATCCCTTAAATCGTTCATAAATGAGCTAAATTGATTTGCGAGCAAGTAAGAAATACTTATAGATTCCATATTGCACCTCCTGATTATTTGTGATAATATATCCAAGTTTGAGAAATTATATGTATTAGTACCCTAGCCAAAACTTGAGCTGTTTAAGGGTCATTCCGGTTAATTCTTCCTTTATTTCACCGTGGAAACCGTCCGCGGTGGTATAAGGGATATAACCGTAAATTTTGCCCGTTTTGCGGTCTTCTGTGGTTCTTAAATTGTGATCTTCGACAATCCTACGAATAACGGCATTACACATTGTTTTTCCCTCCCTTAATAAACTTTTATCACTTGCGCTGGTGTATAGTTCATAAATATTGCTATCTTTACGGCTTCCCAAGTCTCGTACTCGTTGCCGTAGTGCTCAAATAATGCGTTGAATAGATTTATTTCGCGTTGTGTCTTCATTGGTTATCCTCCCATTTTTCAAGTATTTCCTTGATTTGTGTTATTAAAGCGGTCATTCTTTTGTCGGGATCGCTGGTAAAATCCTTTAATAATTCGCGTAGGTTATAAAGCATTTCTTCGTCTGTTGGTTCTTCGTCGGGTATATAATACGGGTCGTAGTCTTCAATGATCCTGTTATATGCTTCTCTTAGTGTTTCCA